AGCGGAACTAGAAGAACGCTTTCCACTCACCAACCCACAACCCGGTGCCGATCTTAACTCGATCATGTACAAAGCAGGTCAACGTAGTGTCGTGGACTGGGTTGCTTCTAGACTTTCCGAAGGGGATTAACTATGATTATCGGCGGACTAAGGGGCAAAGCGCGTGAAGCTATCATAAACGCATTAAAAATTAAGCCCACACCTGCTGCCAAGCCGGCACCCAAAAAACAAAAACCTGCAGGCACTGTACCTACTCCTGCCCAAACTAAAGCTCAGGTAGAGCAAGAAAAGAAGAAGCGGACTGAAGTAAAAGCTAGTACCGCTCGCAGTATGAACCGATCAATGTAAAGGTTATGTGTAAAAACCAGCAACGCCGTGAGCACCATGCCCGGCAAGAGGCGATGAGGGAAGCTACTCGTCGCGCTAATGAATTTGATGCACAGATTCGAGCAGCTGAAGAGCGTAACAAAGTTCTTGCTGAAGCTCTCAGACCCGAACCTGCAAAATATACTCCACCTCCGGTAACCACTAACGCTGCTCTTGGTATGCGTGGTGTAGTGCCAAGACAATCACGTAAAGCTAGTAGGCTCGGCTCCCGCCGTGGTATTGCTTCTTTGCGTATCCCTCTCAACGTCGGCGGCGGCGGCGGAACAAACGTACCTAGTTAAGTAAATGACAGCTAAAAGCAGGTACGATGCTCTAACCAGTGACCGGCAACATTTTCTTGACCTTGCAGTTCAGTGCTCTGAGCTGACCCTTCCTTACCTCATCCACCGTGATGAGATGAGACCGACCTACAAAAACCTGACTCAACCTTGGCAAGCCGTGGGAGCTAAAGGTGTAGTAACGTTGGCATCTAAACTGATGCTCGCTTTGCTACCTCCTCAAACCACGTTCTTCAAACTCCAACTGCGTGATGACAAGCTGGGCACTGAGCTGCCTGCTGAGATGCGTTCGGAGTTGGATCTAAACTTTGCTAAGATCGAGCGTATGGTGATGGATTCGATCGCTGCTTCTAGTGATCGTGTCGTTGTTCACCAGGCACTCAAGCATCTGGTTGTTGGTGGTAACGCTCTCATCTACATGGGCAAAGAAGGGCTCAAGCATTATCCACTGAACCGTTATGTTGTAGAACGTGATGGCAACGGTAACGTAATTGAGATCGTAACCAAAGAACTGATCAACAAAAAACTTCTGCCAAAAGGTTTGGTAGATGAAACAAAACCGAATAGTGTTGTAGGTACTCATCTCCATGGTGATGATGTAGAGATCTACACCCACGTCAAACTAGACAACAATCGTTGGATGTGGCACCAGGAAGCACTCGACAAAAGGATTCCTGGTAGCGAAGGTAAAGCTCCAAAGGACGCAAGCCCCTGGCTGGTCCTGCGGTTTAACACAGTGGACGGTGAAGGCTATGGTCGGGGACGCTGCGAAGAGTTCCTCGGTGATCTGAAGTCACTTAACGCACTGTCACAGTCCATGGTCGAAGGCTCTGCAGCAGCTGCTAAAGTAGTCTTTGTAGTGTCACCCTCAAGCACTACCAAGCCTGCCACCATCGCGCAGGCAGGTAACGGTGCGATCGTCCAAGGTCGCCCAGAAGACATCGGTGTTATCCAAGTGGGTAAGACTGCTGACTTCAGCACAGCCATGGCGCTGATGCAAACCCTGGAGCGCCGCTTGGCTGAAGCCTTCCTTGTGCTGACTGTCCGTCAGTCGGAACGTACCACAGCCGAAGAGGTTCGCCTCACTCAACTCGAACTCGAACAACAACTGGGCGGTCTATTCTCCCTGCTGACGAACGAGTTCCTGGTTCCCTACCTGAACCGCAAGCTGCTAGTCCTGCAACGTAGCGGAGAGCTGCCTAAGATCCCCAAGGATCTAGTCAACCCCACAATCGTTGCTGGTATCAATGCCCTTGGTCGTGGTCAGGATCGTGAATCACTTACCACATTCATCATGACCATCGCACAAACCCTTGGTCCTGAAGCACTGATGCAATACATCAATGCGGATGAAGCTATCAAACGTCTGGCTGCAGCTCAAGGTATTGATGTTCTTAACTTGGTTAAGAGTATGGATCAGATGCAGCAAGAACAAGATGCAGCGATGGAGAATCAGCAAGACATGGCAATGATGCAAGCAGCACCTGGCCTGTTGAAAGCACCTATCGTTGATCCTACTAAGAACCCTGACGCAGGTCAGATCATCAATAGCATGATCGGGGCTGACGTTGTACCACCACCTGAAGCATAATTATGGCAGAAATCATGACCTACGATTCCACCACCGATTCGGTTGTGATGGAGTCCATTCAATCTGACGAAGCTGAGTCTCTCGCCATTGGCGAAGAGCTGCTAGCTCAGCAAGAACAACGACTCGCCGGTAAGTATAAGAATGCCCAAGAGCTTGAAAAAGCATACTTGGAACTTCAATCCAAGCTTGGCTCACAAGAGAAATCTGCAGAGCCTGAAGATGAGGTTGAAGAAGCTTCCGAAGAACCAGCTGATGCTGCTGTCGATTTGTTGTGGAAAGTCAATGACGAGTACATGAAAACCGACGGCAACGTCAGTGAAGAAACACTGGAAGAGTTGAGCAAGATGTCCTCTCGGGAACTTGCAGAAGCTTTCTTCCGTTATCAAAAAACTGTAGACGACAGCCAAGCACCGGAAGGTGTAGAGTTGTCTGACGCAGATGTCGCCCAGGTGCAAAATGCCGTGGGTGGCGCTGAACAATACCAAGAGCTTGTCTCCTGGGCAGCAGACAATTTTTCCGAAGAAGAGATTACCGCTTTCGATAGCGTAGTTGAAACTGGAAATATTCCTGCTATCAAACTTGCATTGCAAGCCTTACAATATCGCTATCAAGACAACAT